ACCTTGTTAATGGTCTTTTCACTAACACCGCAACGTAGGTCTTTGATAAGGATACGTCGATACCAATCATTCCACTGTGACTTTGTACTAGCACTCAGTGCCAATTCAATTGCAGTGCGAGCATCATCGCCTGTGAGCTGCCGTGTACGCAACAAGAAGCAGAGTTCCTTAAATGCTTCCCAAGGCAGGCCCTGTCCGTCTGGGCCGCCATGTGTGGGAACTTTCTTGACACCAAAGGTAACCAGATTATCAAGTGCTAGGGTAAAGCCTTCGAACAATTCTGTATTGCCCACTTCGGCTTCGATAATAGCTTCCTTGTTTAGTCGACTGGGATGATCTTCTAGTGTGCGGATAATACTGTCGCAATTACTCATTAGTAGGTCTCCTTGATGATGTCAAACTGTTCAGCAGGCCATTGGGACTTGAACTCGTCTGTTTTGACGAAAGCATTGTAGTCACTGGCATTAAAAAATACTCTGCGAAACACCGCATTGAGCTTGCCCTTTTCAGTGATTGTGAGATAAACTGATTTTGCTTTGCCTGCCATTATACTGTCTCCAAATGTTTACAACTACCACGAAAAGTAAATCCAGGGCAAGTACAGGTCTTGGCATCTGGATCTACGGAATAAGTCTGCCCTTTACTGCCTTGTACAGTAATGGTATTAGATACTACTTTGGTTTTAAAAGGATTAGGTGTGACTTCCATAAACTTACGGCCACGTTTGTCAAAGCCCTTGATAGGCGTTTTAAAGTAGTAGGGAGTTTTTTCGTACTGTTTGATGTAGGCAACTAGTGTGGTGCCATCCAACAGATAGATGTGCGGGTGAAAGTCTCCGCCTGTGGTCTCTTTGAGTGCTTGCAAGTTACACCTCTGATGTTTTGTTGAACATGCAGTAATTATACAGGCATTTTGGTAATCTGTCAACTAGCGGTTTTACCAATTATAACTCAATTGCATGTATTCTGGCTGTGCGATCTGCGGCTATGATCTTTACACGACTGTTAACTAAAGTAGCATAGGTCATTGTGTAGGTGTTTACTAACTTGCCCTTGTCGTTGAGCCAATGCAAATACACTTTGGAATTAGCAGGGGGAATTAATACTGCGCCGTTTGGACCGGGTGTATATTCTGTTTCTGGATTGGCTTCAATCCATTCGTTTTTTAATGCTCGGTAGTTCATGCTACACTAAAGGAACTTCCACAACCACAACTTGTTTCGGCATTGGGATTTTTGATACTGAAACTGGATCCTTGTAGGTCCTCTTTGTAGTCAATGGTTGCGCCTGTAAGATACTGCATACTCATTGCATCAACTAAGACTGTTGCTCCGGGGATGCCAAACTCAAAGTCATCTTCATTCTTTTGATCGTCAAAGGTAAACCCATACTGCATGCCACTGCATCCCCCGCCCTGTACAAATGTTCTAAGTTTTAGATTGGGATTGTTTTCTTCTGCTAGAAGATCAGTGATTTTTAATTTTGCAGATTCAGTAAGTTCAAGCATGATGTTTTTTCCTATAATCTTCCACGGCTGCTTTGATTGCATCTTCGGCAAGAATTGAGCAGTGTATTTTAACTGGAGGCAATGCCAGTTCTTCAGCGATCTCACTGTTCTTAATTGATCCTGCTTGATCTAATGTCATGCCTTTGACCATTTCAGTAATTAAAGAGCTCGAAGCAATTGCTGACCCACAACCATATGTTTTAAAACGTGCATCTGTGATAATGCCATCCTCAACCTTTATCTGCAATTTCATCACGTCCCCGCAGGCAGGTGCACCTACCATACCTGTACCGATAGTATCGTCAAGTTCAAACTTGCCCACGTTACGGGGGTTTTCATAGTGATCAATTACTTTTTCTGAATAAGCCATTATATTGTTAACTCCACTAGTCCATTTTCTCTATCAAGATATTTGTGCTCAATTTTAGTGGGCTCGAACTCTTGTAGTAATTCAAGTATCTGTTTGGGATCAAACGGTCCACAGGTATAGACATCAAACTGCATCAGTCCAGGATCACATTCATCCCAAACATGAAGAGCAATGTGACTGGTTTCTATAATCACTACTCCTGTTATACCTCTGTTACCCGGAACATTAATATAACTTGTGATTGGTCCTCTACAGATTTTCATTCCAATCTTTTCAACCAACATCTTTAACCATTCCTGCACCCATACTTCATCTCTAGGAGGTTTTTTTACTTCAGCTCTAATAATTAAATGTTTGTGTACTATTGATTTACTCATGTTATTTGTCATCCTGTATTTACTCAATAAATATGAGTATGATAACTATTACAGCATCAGCAGTTGAAAAAGTCAAACAGCAATTAGCCAAACGCGGCAAGGGCCTTGGAATTAAAGTAGGAGTTAAAACCACAGGGTGTAGTGGGTTGGCCTACACACTAGAATACTTTGACAAAATAGACGACGAAGCACTATATCATATAGTGGCCACTAACGATATAGCCATTGTGATAGATAGAAAAAACGAACCCTATCTTAAAGGTATGACCATAGATTGGGTTCGTAATGGACTCAATGAAGGATTTGATTTCAGCAATCCCAACGAGCGTGATCGGTGCGGTTGTGGCGAATCGTTCCGAGTTTAGGCTTTGCCGTCGTAGTCTTTGACAGCACCGCCATAGTGTACAGATTTGGCTTTGTGGCCTTTTAGATAATTGCCGTGCCCGTCTGTATGACCTTTGCCCTTTGATTGATGTGGACGTAGTCCCTGACTCACGCAGGAGCTGTGATCGCTTCTGCCTAGTCTTTTAGGACTACGACATATCTTAGGGTCTGTTTTTTCGCTGATGAATTCGTAAGCTCGCATAAACTTATTTATTGATTTTTGTCAACATAGAATATATGATTACCTATACGAATATCTTTGCGAGTATTTTGCCAACGCGGATTGACTTTAGACGAATGGAACCATAACCATTCTCCCATTTCTTCCTTGTAGTGCAAATAATCTCCGCCTAGCAAACGCTCTGCAATGTCCATACTGTCTAGCCATCGTTGATCAGTTTGTTTAATCCTACGGGTAACATCGCAGACCCAGCTGAATTGACACACAGTTCTACGATGGAATACTGTGCGTTTCTCAATCTGAGTTTCAGTTTTGCCAAACCAACCTACTTTTACCACTCTAGTAGAAGTAACTTCTCGAGGTTCCACAAATACTGTTTTTTGCTTGACTACGCCACAAATGGTTTTGGGCCATCGCGGGTCCGCAGTTCTGTTGATAGTGACCATTCCCACGGCAATCTTGCCGGCTTCTGGTTCCCCACCTGACTCATAATAGATATTGTGTGCCAAACACATCAATTCTTTCTGGTCAATCTTTCTGGTGCCATTATCGTATGCAGCCGCCACGCCACTTGATAAAAACATCAGGCCTATTACTGTGTTCACTACGATATTAAGTAGTTTTGACATTGGTATGCCCTCCTTTTTTAAGAGTTGTAAGAATAGTTAGTGTATTATTCTGGTTTTACCGGCGAAACTGGGAGTTTTTTAGGTAAAACGCTAATTATAGCTGTATATAATTAGCTTGTCAAGCTAGGTCAGCTCAAATAATCTGTGACAAACTGAGTGGCGGCTGTTTGATATATGGTCATCATTTCAGCATCAGTTTCTCGATCAACACCTGCAAAAGTTTTAATCTGATTTACAGTGCTAGTGGGATTGGTCCAAAATTGTCTAAAAGGTATTTCAAGTACATAGTCATAGGCAGGCACAGTTTTTAACCACTCCTGTTCCATAATAATTACATTTTCTAAAACTTTTGCAAATACAGTTTGTTGAGTAGGTGTTAGATCACTCCACGCTGCATTGGGGTTTGAAAATATAGTAGGATGAGTTTCTAGCACACCTTTTAGAAAAGTTTCCCAGCCTATAATTTCTTTCCGTGCAATTGATCTGGTAAAATTCTTTGCTATTGCTGACACATCGTCAACTGTGTGTGTCAGCATGATGAATCGTGTACCGGGACGTTTTTCTTTCAGTTGTTCAAATCTGGGCCACCAATATAGAGTATGGACAAAAGTTCCAGAACTTAAAAATTCTATATTTTCGTACCAAAAATTTTCATCCACAGACTGATATGGTATAACTGGAGTTTTAAAGATAAAACCTCTATTAAAAAACACATCACCGTTTCCACTGTCAATAACACTGCGAACTACTCTGTCCAACAGATTTACTCCGGTTCCAGGACGCCCGTGTACAAAATAAATGTTAGCAGAAGAACTCATGTTTATTCCTTGTTTTCTATATTTATAGGACAAATCACAAGATGCACTCTGTCAGTCATTCCAGCATTATAAACAAAATGCGGCTGTCGAGTGTCCATTAGATAAAAATGACTGTCAGCAGGAATATGGTAGCAAATTGCAGTTGATACTGTAAAGGACCCTTTTGCCACATAGGCAGCAGGATTAGTACTGATTACTAGATGATATCTTACAGTTTCATCGTCGTGCAGGCTAAGCCCTGTATTAGGAATTAATTGCATAAATCTTACTCTGCCAGGAATAAAGTTTTGACTTTTTGCAAACTTTTCTACCATTGATCTAGTGTAACTGGGCACAGCAGAATTAAACTCAGAAAAATCTTCTTCAGAAAAATAGCGTTCTTTAGTAACTCTATTCATACTGCCGCCCATTGAGTCTTTCCACAGATCTCTATCAGTGTTTTTTCTATGAGTTAATCCTATTTGATTTCCTGGTTCCCAGCTTGTTTTAGTTAAAATTTCATCTAAATCTAGGTTAACTTGAGCTAAATCAACGGTAAAATCTAATTTTTTTATGAACATAAATTATTTAGTGCCTAGTATCATATAGCGAGTAAAGCCCCAATTTGGATACACAAACTCCTTCGATCCCTGGTAAACAATATTACTCAAAGGATATTGAAAAATAAAGTCATCCAGCGTTTCTGAATGTATAACATGATCATCATGTGGCATATTATTGCCCTGTAGCACCACTCTGGTACCTTTTGGTATCCGATCAAACCATTCCTTACTGGTAAAATGTTCTGTGCTAGTGTTGATAATTAAATCACCAAATTGTCCTACATGGTTGTTGCAGTCTTGTGTAAGGGCTTTAAATTTCCAATCTTGCCATACCCAGTTCTCGTTGATCATATCGGCAACGGGTTGACAAGAGGGATCAATATCTAAACTTCTAATCTTATCTACTTGAAATTTGCCTCTACTCAGCAACAGGAATGAAGTAATGCCATACCATCCTGCGTAGATATAGGTTAAATTGCTCGACCACTCTAGCCTTTCTAATTCTTCACATAGCCAAATCTTGCTGCCTATTTGTCCGCTGCTAAATGCATCTTTGTCCACGTTCATGATATAAATGTTCCCTTAGGGGTATGTCCCACTACTCTAGTATTTGGATGTAGTATATTTAAAAAATCAGTAAGATATTGATAAGACTGCTTTAACCCAATGCTAGCTATCATGTAATCAGTAGCAAATATATTAGAAATATGTACCAATGACTTTTTAATATCTAATTTAGAGATCAAGTTGTACGGATTAAAGTATAAATCTGTTTGAACAAATGACACATTAGAGTTACGGAACTGTTCAAGATATTTTAAAAATTTCTGTTGTCCTCCATAATAATCTACAGTGATCTGAAAGCTGGTTAAAAAAGTTTTATCTAACTTGTTATTTGCCAATATGGCAGGGTTATTGTGTCCAAACCATATTAGATAGTTTTTATGAGTAAATGTTTTTATCAACTGTTCTATATCAGTTTCCTTAGATTCATAGATATGCTTGATCCATTCTAATGATCTGGTGTTGTAATCATATATAACTATTTCTCCTGTTTTTGTTAGAGCATTGGATCTAAAAATATCAAGGTACTTGAAACCACTAGCAGGCAATGCAACAACTTCATACTGCTGTTGGTTATTCAGTATGTTCATGTTCTCACTGTTAATGACCCATATCTGATCAGCCACTCCTGTTGCTAATTCTTTGATTAATTTTTGTTGATTGGGATTCGTGACTCTGCTGGGATCTTTATCTAACAGTGCAAAATAAAATTCTTTTGACTGCGACTCTGGATAATAGTATGTACGTTTATTTCTTACAGTTTGATCCCAGTTAAGAATTTTTAAATTGTTCTTAAGTGCTTGATCAATAAAGTTCCACCCAGGTCTTGAATGATGTTGTTGTTGTCTTTGTCGTGTATCACTGATCCATAAAGGAGTATAATCATCGTGATAGTTTAATTCACTTCTTTGTAAAACTACCAATCGATCAGTGCCTGGAGTCCTATCACCAAATTTAGGTTGTCCTATGTTCTTCCAGTGTTTAACATTAACTAGGACAAACTGTTGATGTAGTTCATACCAATCCTGTTTCCAATCAAGGATGTGTGCGGCTGCTAGATAGCTAGAATTATCTAGTATTTCTTTTTCAATATCAAATATAATACTGCTATCATATATTCGTGCTCCAGCGGCCATAAACAAAATATGATCATAATTGCTATTTTCCGCGAGGCCTTGATCAATAGAATCAGCATGTATAATATCTAAATTAGAAGATAGTTCTTTTATACGGTATGCATAAAAAAGAGTATACTCAATCATCTTATCCAACAAAGGTTTAAAGTTACAGCCGTCACTGGAGTACACGCAAATTGCTAGATTAATTTTGTTGTCAAATACTCCCGGAATATTCATAGCTTGCCGATTGACAGTTCAATTAATTTTTCGATTTGTTTTGTTGATCTTCCGTGTACAATAACGTGATATCGATCTTCATTAGATTGATTGACCACACAGTGTTTGATTCCTAGATCTAAAATAAATCCCCTACCTGGTTTAAAAGGAACTTCTCCGTATTTTTCAAATACAAATCTACATTCCATAGGATGTGTCAATGCTATGTTTAATGGGCCAAATATTCTACCTGCACCGTCAGTATGTGGCATGATGTATCCGCCAGGAGCTAATTTCATTATCCGCACTCTTGCAAAATTATCGTAAGGCAAAGACTTAATCAAAGATACAATGTAAGGTGCATACTCACAAACTTCGGTCCAGCGATATTTAGGTTCATCAGTGTAACCATATTGTTCATAGTTTTCAGTTTTATCGTAATCTAAACCGTGTAGGGTAACAGCTGACCATCCTTCATGTCCGTAGCTATTAATTTTATCTTTTTCTCTATGAGGAACAAAAAAGAACTTTAACTTTTCTAATTCTACTTGTATCTTATCTTGATCAATATCTAAGAACACTGGTGCCCAAGGCCAGTTGGGATCTTCAGCATCTCTTGGACGCCAGTTATTGGTGTGTGTTGCTAAAAATTCTGTTATAGTTTTGTTAAACATTGACTATCTCTATCTTTTCTACTGATCTAAAAGTTGATAAAACTTCTCGGTTCCATTTTAATTTACACTTGTGATTGGAAATTGACCAATGATCTTGATCAGTATCAAAATCTAGAAACTGTTGGTCTATTATCAAACTGCCTAAAAGAAAACGTCCCAGTGTAAGGCTGTTGAGATTAGCAAAAGGTATTTTATCTTTTATTTCAGCAGGCAAAGACTTTACTTTGTTATAATAACTTTGTATCTGTTCTGTTTTGTGTATTTCAGGACCAAAGTTCATCCAAGCCTCCGCAGCAAATCGCTGTTGCGGTTTTACCTGCTCTCGTTCAATTACTTCAAAGTCGCCGTCCTTTAATACATTCATCCAATCTTTGCCTAGAGTATTGTAGCCCAGATAAAGATTGCCCCATTTGAAATCAGATTCTAAGAATAGTTTATCTTCTTCTTTTATTGACTCATGCAGTCCTAACGGATGTAGATCGTAAAGTATGCCAGCCGGATTGCCTAAACTTCCATTGTCGTTTAACGCATCTTCACACATGTGAATATGCTCGTTTAATGCAAAGAATAGGTCTATCAATTTCTGTCCAGGGCCAATAGCTTGATACATCAGACTTCTTCCTGCAAAGGGTCTATTCAAAAACTCTTCAAACTTTTCAAATTCTTCGTGCAGATAGTTTAACTTGTCTGTATCGAATGTATTATACACCGGCAATTTAACACGATACAGTTTATTGATTTCCACTGTTATTTTATTTAAAGATTGAAAGATATCTTCTACATCATTCTTAGTTCGATTGTTAAACACAGAATGTATTTGACACTGAGGATTAATTAAATTCTTTTTGGTAAGTGTAATCCATCGGTCTGTAAGAAATGTATCAAATAATTTATATTTGAGTGTATGTACATTGTTCTCTTTATCTTTAATATGAACAACTAGATTAGGCATTTTTAATCCAAGTAATTTCTTCTTCAGTGTATTCGTATAAGTTACTTGAAAAATTAACAGCCTGATGCACACTATCGACTGACACTACAATGTCGCTGAATTTATCTTTACATGTTTTGTAGAACTCTTTTGCTGTTTCTAAATTTCCAGGATCACACATTATTCTTACGCTGACCCAATTAGGATCTCCAATACCCGGAGCACTAAGATTCTTTCTTCTAACATCAGTTGCTGCCTGTATACTCCTAACAAACTTATCTATACCATACAGTTTGACATAATTTAAATGCACACTAAAACAGATATCACTATACTCTGCAAGTTCTCTATAATATGTTTCGTTATGGCTTCCATTAGTAGTGGTCATTACTAGGTGTCCGTCTTTTTTAAGACGTTTAACAAAAGGTAGGTAATCTTTATAGACAGTGGGTTCACCGCCAGTAAAACTAAACTTTGTTTTCTCTCCGTCAATCCAAGGTGCTAGATTATTATAAGCAGTTTCCAATTGTAAAAACGTTTTATGTTCTTCGTAATTGTTGTGTACATTAGACGGGCAGTACCAGCAATCAAAGTTACAACGTCTGCCAATATCCCAAGATATAAATTTAAAAAGATTGTTGGTGTTTGAATATACTGCTGTTGGTTCTGCTTTATCAAGTTTAGCATTGAGTTTGTTATTGATAATAGAATTAGGAAAATTGTTTGCTATTTGGTCCACATCAATTGCTTTAGGTACTGCCATATCTGCACCACAAGAGCACCAATCACGAGTGCATTTGACCCAATCTTTTCCCAAACTGACTTGATCATTATATATGTTACCAAGCCTTCCTCCAACTTTACATACTCCCTTGAATATATCTCCGTTGAAAAATATGTACAGATATCTAATACCTATTCCGCAGTACCAATCTCTCCACTTGTTTAATTGCGAGGAATGAACAAATTCAACACTGTGTGTTGAATAGTTTGAATCTTTGTCAACAAAAAAGAGATTATCATTATCAAGAGTTTTTGACATTTATAACATCTTTAAAGAAAGAATTATCTGTGCCGCGTAATTCATCTAACTTATCAATGTACTCAATTGTTTGATCAAATACGTCACTCCAATCTTCACCGTTCATAAAATCTACAACTTTTAACATACGCTGGATGCTAGGATTATCTGTATTTGCTTCTGCAAATCGATGTAATTTTTCTGAGACTTTATTTTTAATTTCTTTAGGCAAGGCCTTAATACAAAGATACTTGGGATAGTGTAACATGCCAGGATGAAATGTTCCGTCTAAATTTGCACGACTAATTTTCTTAAAGTTCTGTACAAATAACCAGTTAACAAGTTCTGGTAAGAAGTATACATTTAACACTTGAACTGTGCAGAGAATCTTTACATCAATCATAGATGGTGTGTTATCGTAGCGTTTTAAATTTTCCTCAATCACTGACCAATTAGACGGATAACGTATGTAATCGTTGACTTCTTTGGCGCCGTCAATACTAATCATTACTTCAACAAATTTAAATTTAGTCCATAACTCAACAACTTCTTCATCGTAGATAGACCCGTTGGTGTGATATCGAAGCTCAATATGATGCGAGGCTCCTGACTCTACTAATTTTTGTAATATCTCTTTGTGTTCTTTAATGTATAAAGGTTCGCCGCCTCCAAATATCAAATGACGAATATCATCAGCCGAGTCGTAAAAATCCTTTAAGAATTTCTCATTTTTGTACCAATCAAAATTATTCGTTGAATACTTTTCTACTTTGTGCTTCCAATCCCATTTGGCATCTGTAGTTAATTCTTCTTTTAAAATGATAGCATGTTTAACCCACTTACTGCTGTCAACTGGCCTACACATTACACATTGAAGATTACAAGTGTTTCCTAATCTTAAATCTAAGGTTATCCATTTACTTTCTATACTACCGTCACTGTGTGTCTCATTTACTAAGTTAATGATATATTCTTCACCAAGTTTCTTTTCCCAGATGTGGTTTTCAATCTGACGGTGACTGTATATGCCCACGTGTTCAAGTTTGTAACATGCCGCACATTCTTTAACCCATCTGCCTGCTATCATTAACCTTCTAGCTTGTCTAAAATGTTTGCTGTTCCAAATTTCATCAGGAGTCTGAACATTAAAGTTGAGATCTTTACGTGAACTTGCTACACAGCATAATAGAGCTGACCCGTCCGTGTAGGATGCCATATGTATCCACGGAAGTATGCAAAATGTATCTGATATTTTATTCATTTATTAACTTTGCTAACACTGGATTGACTAACGCTAGATTTTGTTTACGTTCTTGATCTAACGAGTTAGTATAAGATCTTAAACGATCAAGTTGTTCTTTCCAATCTTTGTTTCTTCCGTTGTTGTTTAATAATCCTATAATACCATCAACACTATTAACAGTTAGTTCAGGAGAACGCTTGTTTAATTTGGTCTTTTTATATTCAATTAATTGTGTAGCTGCCTGCTTCATCATATCTTCAGGCATTACATCAACTTTCAAAAACTCTGGGTGTATGTTAATTAAAAAGTCAACAAAGATATGTTTCTTATATTTCAAATTAAGTTCATCTACCCAGTTGAGGATATTGACTAGATCAAACACATTGTAAGTCTGCACAGTAGGGGTGATTCCTAAATGTACGTTAGACATTTGTGCTAGTTTTTCAATATTTGAACTGATCTGCGACCATTTGCTAGGAGCACGGATGTAATCATTTAGATCACCAATACCATCAATACTGGCATTTATATAAACATTATCAAACTGTTCTATTAGAGCTGTGAATTTTTTATTCACATTGGTACAGTTAGTATTGAAGAATAACACAATATCTTTTCTACCCTGTTTAATGCATTCTTCCATAAACTTAAAGTTATTTTCAATTAAGGTAGGTTCACCACCTGTCATATAGACTTTGTGTAGTTTAGGAATCAGTTCAATAATTTGATCCCAAAGCACATCTTCTTCAAACAATTGTTGAACATCTAAAAATTGTTTGTTGAAATGTCCAAAAGACTTTTCCCATACTAGCTTATATTCTTTATCTCGGGTTTCTAAATCAAGATGTTCTTTTGCTATCTGACTGCTGTTCCACGGACTGCACATTCTACATTTTAAATTACAAAGATTGCCTAGTCTTAGATCAAGGTAGGCAATACTATAGTCAAGTTCACCGTTTTTAAGTATTGCCTTGTCCATAAGTTTGTATAAATGATCTATACCTAACTTATTTGCCCACTCGTTATTAGACTGTTGTCTGTTGCTCTTCCTGCCGCTGTCCTCTTGAAGGTAACACACTTCGCAGCCAGAAACTTTGTTGCCAGAGACCATGTCAATTCTAATCTGTTTTAACTTATTGCTATTCCATAATGTTTTAAAATTATTTCTTACTGTGGCAATCGATCCGTCGTCATTGTGTAAGGCATTGGTTCCTTTTTTCATCATACAACAGGGTTTAATTGTAGCATCTGGATTTACCATTAAGCCAACGAACGGTATAGCACAGAATGTAGGCATTATCTCTGTAATTGCTTGATCAAATGTCTGCATCTGGATATTCCTCTTTAAACCATTCTTTCAACCAATCTCTATCATTTATTTTCATTAATTCTTCGAGGTTATTCTGATGTTTTATTCCGTAACTTAGACCGTAGTTTGCACCATCAACTGCATATGGACCGTAAGGTCTATCTAGTCCCGCAGTTTTCCAAGTAAAGATCCTATGTTTGTTTTCGTCAGAGTCATTAGTTCCCTTAACAACTGATGTGATCAGTTTAGTGCATTCTCGCATGGCACTTCTCCATACACTAAATGCATCTGTGTTAAATGCTGTAATATTGCTAACTCTATCTATGACTTGCAAATCTCCAAGCGACAATGTCATGTCCACACTTTTCATATTGTTTTTAAGTAACTTCTCTCTTGGAAATAATTTGACTCCGCCATATCCATATTCTAGATCGTTGATAGGATTTTTACTTTTCCATATATACGTTTTATTTCGATCAAATACACTTGGTGTAAAATCAAATTTCCAGTCGTCTGAGAGATATGCATCACCATCAACAATATAGACCATGTCAGTCTTGGCCATTTCGGCAGCGGCCTTGTGTGCTTGATGTATACCTTTAACACCTTTAACTCTTTTCGCTCGAGGCGCAATTTCTAACAGTCTTTTAAAATTGTCATCAGCATTTGGCTCGTCGTAGCTAATAAAAATAATATCAAATCGATAAGAAAGATTTAAATCGTAGGTTTGTTTAGACCATCCGCGATCGCGTGACCAATCTTTAGGAAACTTTTTTATAAACCAATGTTTCTCATTGTTCCATGTATTCTCCCAAACTAACACTTTTCTAGATGTTATATTTGTATCTGCGTATTGTAGCACCCAGTCATCAAATATGGGATTGACTATAACAATATCTTCGTCAACTCCAACTTGATCAGTGGCAGCTTTGAATAGCCGTTCATCGTAACTTTCAGGATCATCAATCCAGTTAATTGGTGCTGTGTATCTTTTGTCAATTATTTTCATAAGTCAATTATATCCCATGTTATTTCTTTTTCAGTTAATGCTAGATTAGTTCTTGGAGGATTTGTCCATACCTCTTTAAAAAATAGGCTTTGAGAATTATTTAAATCTGCAACAGGCAAAGATAATTTAGATCTAAGAATATCGCCTAGTTCTTTTACTCTTAACTGTAGCAAATTATCATTGCATGCCTTTGAATTGTTCTCAAACAACTTGTTTAGATAATCAAAATCTCTTACTTGTACATAATCCCAATCTGTACAATTAGTCATGTAACAGCCCAATCTTGCTCCGTAGATACTCCATAGCCCATTTTCAATGTCAGCACCTACGCTACACCACATGAGTAATCGTTGATAGTTACGTTTACCAAATTGTCTTTTTGGATTTATTATCTCTTGTCGTTGACCTCTATCAAGAGTCATTTTAACACCTTCACGAAATCCGGCACGCCATGCCTGCAAAGGGCTAGCATTATTATAGACTACTGAATATGCTTCCGCCATCTGAGTATAATTGTCTTGCCAACAAAAGTCAACTTGATTGGTATTGTTTTCTGCATCTTCGTGTGTTTTCATGTTGAGAACAAATTCACGTGTCCAGCATTTGAGTCCACCATTGCCGTAGACCAATCCATTAATGATATTTTTACCGGCCCAACTTAATTGAGTTTGATTTTTCTTTGGAAGTTTGTCAAGATCAATTTGAAGATCAAAGAACTTTGGATCAACAATATTATCCGCATCCACTGTGATAAAATATTCTGTTTCTGATAGACGAGCACAGGCTTTGTGTGCGGCATCACTGCCTTTAACTCCATGTACACGTTTGGCCCACGGTGCTTTGTTTAGTAGGTCTGCATAGTTACGTTCAGCATTTGGTTCGTCGTAACTTAAAAATATGCAGTCAACTTCAGCTAGGTTTAATTTCATGATGATATTTTTTAAAAATTTTGTTGGTATAGAAACAAAAGTTATTGTCTCCAGAATAATCAAACTTTGTTGTTTGACTGTTAAAATCTTCTTGGGTCAGTGCCTTAGACCATAATATAAGATAAGGGTCTTGTTCTAAACAAGCTGCTAGGTATAATTTCTTATGTTTAAAATTACTATCCTGTTGCCACCAGTAGAACATACGTTCATCAACTGTGACCTGTATAGTTTTATCTAAGATATTTTGTGTGATCACAATATCCGAGTTTTCTTTATTTTCGTTAACTAAATGCACTGTATCTTTGATTGATACTGCTGTAGAATTGTTAGTTGTTTTGAGTTGTATAAATCCTGTATTTGGCGCCGCACCAACAATCACTTTGTACCTTAGTAATTTTTCTTTTCCAAGAAAAATATCCATAGCTAATTGATCGTCAGTATTGATATAAGGGTCTGTGCGACTGGAATCAAGTATTCCAGACATGCCTACTATGTTTCCGTTTTCTGGGTTATAGTACACTATCATAAGAAATCCTTTTGTACATAATGAAGTACGCCAGTTTGCAGATAAGGACCTAGTTTAATACCTTGACTGGTATTGTATCTATTTAAAACACTGTCCCAAGGCTCACTGGGAGTACGCCATCCTTGACAACCACCTTTCATATGTGTGAATGTAGGAAAGTCTGCTGATGTAGTGACTTCAGATTCAATGTCTAATATTTTAATGGCCATGGCCATGGCTAGATCAATACTGGGAAATAGTTGCCGAGACTCTGGCGTGTATCTAACACTCCATGCATTCCAATTTGTTACAATTGATTTTAATAGATTGAAGAATGTTTTATTCTGCTGAGTCTTTTTAAAATATGCAAATGCTGAATATACATTAGGCATATTATTTGCCGCAAAGGTTTTTCTATAAGGATTAACATTGACCCAATCGTCTCTGTATGTTTTTACCTTGTTAGTAATCAACATATCGTATTTGCTCATCATGTCCCACCAACTGCTTACATCACTAAGGAACAACATGTCTGCATCTAATATCACAGTTTCATCATAGGGTGACAGATCATAGAACTGACAGCGGTTGTGTATCTTCCATTTGTCATCTCCAGATATATCAGTTGGTAACTCAATAAAATGGTCTACTGTTGGATGTTTGGTTATATCACAGTCCACGATGATACTGATGTTGTTCACTGTTGACTGTGTTTTCTTGATGCTTTCGGCCAGAGCGATTGCCATGTCTTTATACCCACCCTGTGCCATTACTAGATACCCACGACTCATTAGGCAACTCCTAATTTTATTTTATCTACCAAATCAAATTTATTCATAACATGTACATCTAGTTCTTTGATTTTACATAGGCCTTTCTTAGTTAAGAACTTGGTTGAATTCTCATTGAGTTCTAAAAGTTTATCTTCATAGTTACTATGGTGTATGTTCCAAGGAATAGTATCAATCCATTTGTTATTGGCGGTGCCGCCAAGACTGTGTATAGCCACAGACCAAATAAAATCGTTTCTTACAGGGCCGTCATATAGATCGTAAACATGTTTGAACCAATTGTAGTTTTCTTTTATATATCGGCAATGATCAAAGAACAGTTTTGCAGTATCTGTTTTTTTAAAATAAAACACAGTGGCCCAGAAGAATTTAATCGACTTGTCATTTACCCAAGTAAACTCAGCATCTTTGACGCCGTATAGATCGGTACTGCGATCACAGGCCACTATTTCCGAATTGTGTCCCCATAGTTTGTTTAATTGTTGGCTTTGTATTACAATGTCAGTATCTATTACAATAGTTTCGTCATATGGGGTCATATCCCATGAATCAATTCGATTTAGATTATGAAACGTTAGTTGTCTGTCAATGTATCGTTTAGTCTGTGTTGCTGAACTTTCTTTTAAGATTATTTTATCAAAGTTACAATCCCAATTCGGAATTAGGCTATCGAGTTTTTGTTTTGTAGATTGGTCGGTGACTAGGCTAACAGCTTTATTCAAATATTGTTTTATTCTTTTAGCTGTCCATAGTGCCATTAGCCCATAATCAACTTCTTCGTTGTTATAGGCAAAGAGTAAAAATCCCTGTGTCATAGATCTGTAAGAGATTTAACACTTCGCTGTGTTCGTAATTTACCGAACTCTTCTCCGTATTTGGTTACCGCCTGTTTGTAAACAGCTCTAGCCTGTGCTAGAAACTCTCCAGGATTATCTATATGTGTTGGATTGCCGTTGGAATCGATGTACCAATTGTTTGTTGTGTCAAAAGATCCCAACCATTCTTGTGTTATTTTGAATAGGCCGCCATTAGCAGCAATTACAGTATCGGACTCAAATTTTTCTTTGAGCAGTCGACGCTGCTGATTAATAGTGGTTTGATACTGAGCAAAGCTCAGGGCAGATTCTAAGTGTTGATCAATATTTTCCATACTGTTAATTATCAGTAATTAACAGGCTAAACCGCTGATCTTGATTACCAGTTAGCAGTGTTTGATGGTGTTGGGCTAGTAACTGTAATAGCACCTTGACTGAAGTATCGTGTGATACTGGCAGCGGCATCTGTGTTTACATCTTCGTCAACTGCTGCTCCGATACCTGTTTGATCACCAACGTCAGCATCATTAAGGATAACACTGATAGTTAATTGTGTGCCACTATCTTTGGTAATGTCGATTTGGCAATAGTTTTCCAAGTATTGTGTAACGTTACCGTATTCTGTGACACTGATGTTTGTGCCTGCATCCCATTGAGCGTTGCCGTAAGTCTGTGTAGCAATGGCATTTAGAATGTTATCTTGCCAATCATTGTCTTTACTTGACCCTGTACTATTTGATCCGCTGACATCTACAACAAAATATCCGCCTGCATTAAAATAATAATTTGCTTCAGCAGTTGATGCCCAGGTAAAAGTATAAGTCCAAGTATGACTACCGTTCCATGCTGCTGTTAAAGATGTACTAAGAACTGCATTGCCTAATTGCGTGGCTGCATAAACAGTGTCTTTGTTAGTTTCGCAGTAGTCTGCTGCTGTTTTATAGGCATTCCAATCGTCTTTATAAATTATGCCGCCAGTGGCTAGATCGTTAATTGCACTGTTACCGCCAGTAATATGTGTATAGGCTTTGTTAATATCAGCACGTAATAGATCCATCTGTGCTGCCGAAATAGTAGTACCTTGGCTAACTGCTGAACTAGTTACTGCATTTCCATAATAGGTGCTGACTACACCGTCTATCACAGATTTGATAGCGTTGTAGTCTTGATAAAATATTGTGTCGCCCGTTACTTTGGGGAATACGCCTGCTCCAGCCATTGTGAGTTCCTAAATTAACTATCAACTATTTAGTCAATCAATTAGTCCTTGACCAAGTCGTGTCCAAAAGCAAATTGCCCCACATGATTCAATTGTCTGCTGAGAATGTCATCAACCCATATTTCATGTCCTTGTTGTCTCGCAGACATGCAAAAATTGATATCTTCACCTAGATAATCATCAGCTTCGGGCTGATAAGTTACAGGAAACCAAGGCTTGGGAATAGTGTCAAATACTGTTATTTCTGTCAGCATACAGCCCATACCAATACCTTCAACTTTGATCAGTTCGTTTTCTATGGGCTGACTCCTGCCGTGTTTGATATAACTGTCCCATCGTCCCAGTTCTGTGTAGGCCACAGTTTTATAGGGCAGTTGTCGGGTAACATAGTTACCTGCCACAATGGCTTTTCTATGCTCTAACAATTTGTAGGCAGTGTAAAACGGAAAACTCATATCGCTGTCCAGCCAAAGAATGTGCGTAGCCGCAAGGCTGCGGGCAGATTCTACTAGGGCTTCACGTTGATTGCTTAGAACTGTGCTCATGTTGTAGAATACACGAGTTTCTATGCCTTTTTGCCAGTTGTAGTTTAGTAGGCTGTGTAAATTGTGAGAAAACACTGTGTGAATCATGTCTCTACAGGGCACACAAACAGCCATTTTAATCTTGCTGTAGTCTAAAGGTTCCAAAGGCTTTTTGGGTTCAACCACTGTCTTCTTGGATTTTTTAGCAGTTTTTGCCTGCTCAACTTCTGGAGTTTTTTCTTTAGGCGTTGCTGCAATTACAGATTTTTGCCCCCGTAGGGCGGAATTCATCAAGCTCATCTTGGTTGATTCTCCGGCAGTGACGCTGCATAGCCTTGATCTTCTTCAACTTCTCTAGTAACTGTGTTAATTACATGTATAATAGTTCCGCAGGTTTCTGAAAATTTACGGTACTGTGCTTCCGGTAATAACACTGCTCGACCCATAACATCTTTGCTGGCTCGACCGTGAGTTAATAGATCCACAGCACATTGACGTCCTAGATCTTCTGCCCAAAATTCTGCTTCACCGGCTTCTAGTTTGGCCAGCTCTGCACGAATTTCATCTTCAGTGTGTTGATTTAACCAAACATCAATACGGCCGCACTCAATTGTCATCTCTTGATGATCTGTGCGATTGGTATGGCTGGCTAGATTCATATCGTCTAAGGCATCTTGCAGCTCTCTACGACGATTGAGTATGCTTAATATTGCACGGGGTTTGTGTACGCCAAAACTTTCAATAATGAAGTTATCAAACTCCCATTGGCTTTGGCGTGTTGAAACGGTTTTTAAAATTTCACGAATATCCACGATAGAACTCCTTTGGAGTATTTAACTGCGTAGATAATTGATTTTACAGTTTTTGATTAGTAAGTGTAGGGATAGTAACGTCCAGCAAAACTACTGCTCAGGGACACAGTGCTGGCGCCAAGTCCGTAATAAGCACCAGGTTGTGCCCTCATAGCCGCAGAAGCTGAGCCTCGACCGACGTTAGAAACAGCCTGCCAGACTCTGCCTAGTTCTGTGTTACTACCTGTTCCCGAGAAAAAACCTGCCATTTGTTGCTCCGTTATCTAACGAATATTTATCTAATAAATATTTGCATGACCAAGAATCAATTGCTACAACGACTACGAGAGGATCTAGAAGAATTAGATCACGCCATTAGACACAATGAAACTGAAGAACTTCAGATTGAACGTATGAACCTACAGGGTCGTATTCAAGAGCTTGAACTTGAGCTGCTGACCAATTGATATGATACCCCGTGATCGTTCAGACGGACAGCATTTTATAGCACTGTACAAGCTGAGCGATCAACCCTATGAGCCCAGACTACATTGGACCACTGATCGGGGGTGGGCTCAGGACCCCTTATACATTGCACCCAAGAAGCATTACGAAAGTGACCCTGGGCCCAAGCCTGCGTTGTTCATTCTAGATACTACGTTGATTTCTCCGGTGATGATCTCGTAGATTGCTCGCCAGTTTTTGACCTTGCGGATATAGGGGGTAACTGCATTCATGTTATGCCCGTGTTCTAAAAGTAGGCTGGTTAGACCCAGTTTTTGTCCACATTCAGCATTTTCTAACTTGTCCTCAATCCAGTACAGGCCACTGTCCTTGTAGGGCTCTAGGGCCTCATCCTTGTCAGAACCTGTTTCTAGACAGATCAGTTTGGTAAAGATGTTTTTACCAAACACTTTCTGTAGATTCATTTCACGCAGGCGTTGGGCATTGCGATCAGTGCTTAGGCTGGTGATACAGTGGAACTCATAGCCATGCTCTTCATGCAAGCGTTTGACATAGTACACACTGTCTCTCAGTGGGGGTAAGAATCCAATGGCCGCAGATTCATTAAACAGTTTGGTAAACTTTTTGGCTTCGGGCCAGGTTAGGTCGTCAAACTGTTCGTGAATTTGATAGTAGTTTTTGGCATTGGGGCGTTGCACGTACCCACGCTCTTGCATCCATATGGCAAAGGCCCACTCCCAATCTAATAATACACCGTCACAATCAACTAAAATTAATTTTTCTCTCATTCTTCAACTCCTACAACTTCTTCTGGCATATAAAACACATCCGAGCTAGCGCCGTCACGTCTAACCCACAGTCTGCCAGTGGGCTCTATGTAATTGACTGTGCCCCGGGCCCCTACGTTAAATCCAGCAATGACCTTGACTCGTCCACCCACCCT